CTTATATATACTTCCCTCATAATCAGGGGTGTCAAGTCAGACGCTTTTCCTGACTTGATGCCCCTGATACTTACAGCCAGCGATTCCGTTATTAATCAGCCAGCGACAGATGTATTTATAGGGCGAGGTCAGCCCATCTGACTGAGCCAGAGGTAGTATCCTGCCAGGCACCTGCTGATACAGGACAGCCTGCCTACTTGTCTTGTTCTGTTCTGTATAGTTCAGACCCCAGACTGATTAAATCGGCGCAGACTTAAGTATTGTTACTCCAACAAAGATTTTTCCGTACAGAGCCTGTGCCCCTGTTCTGTCCTATTTTGTCCTGATTAGACTGTTATCTGTATAACAATTTTGTTATAAACCGTTCGGAATGGCTGTTTGAACGGATTAATAGATAGTAGGGGCACAAAGTGCCCACTGGTAGTAGCAAGCCTTGAGGGCTTGCGTTACAGACTGTATCTCTATCTGTATCTGACAGGCTGTATTTACGGATGTAGATGGGACAATACTGTGACTTTTCAGACTAGTAATAACCCTAGGACAAAGGCTATGGCAGAGGCCAAGGCTAAAGTTTTAGCCCTTGTATCTGAGGGTATGCCTGTACATAGGGCTATGGAACAGTTGGGCAAAAAGCCAGACACTGTCCGTATCTGGATATCTAGGGATAAGAAGTTTGCTCAGGATTTGGCTGACGCCAAAGAAAGCGCTAAAGAGAACTCCCTAAAAGCGCTAGGGGTAGCCCGTGAGGATGTATCCTTCCCACAGTTCTCTGAGATGTTTCTTGACCAAAAGGTGTTTCCACACCATCAGGACTGGATTGACCTACTAGAGGGTAAAGACCCTAGTTGGCTCCACCCTAATATGATTTACGAGCCTGGCGATAAACATCGCCTCCTTGTAAACGTGCCACCTGAGCACGCTAAGTCCACCGTGATTACGGTGAATTACTCTACCTACCGCATCGCTTTAAACCCCAATGTTAGAATCATCGTAGTTTCTAAGACGTTAGTCAAAGCACGGGAATTCGTGTACGCGATAAAGCAAAGGTTAAGCCACCCGCGCTGGTTGAAGTTGCAAACAACTTTTGGACCAGAAGGGGGATGGAAAGAAGACTCTGATACCTGGCGTGTTGATACCGTCTATCTGGGTAACGATGCTCGTGATTCATCTGAAAAAGACCCGACTATTCAGGCACTCGGTATGGGGGGTCAAATCTATGGTGCCCGTGCTGACCTGATTATTCTTGATGACTGTATAACTACAGCCAATGCTCACGAACACGAAAAGCAAATTAACTGGTTACAGAAAGAAGTTATTACCCGTCTGGGTAAGAACGGCAAGTTGCTGGTGGTAGGAACCCGAATTGCGGCAAATGATTTTTATAAAGAACTCCGTGACCCGAAGCATTGGTCAAGCGGCAAAAGCCCATTTACGTATATGGGTATGCCTGCTGTTTTACAGTATGCTGATAAGCCGAAAGACTGGACCACGCTCTGGCCTAAATCGGATGTTGCCTGGGATGGCGATGCGGACACCCCAGATGAGGAGGGACTATATCCTAAGTGGGATGGTCCGACCCTTGCACGGCGCAGAGGCGAAGTTACTCCGTCTACGTGGGCTCTTGTATATCAGCAAGAAGATATAACTGAAGATTCTATTTTCCCACCTGAGTTGGTTCAGGGTTCTGTTAATGGTATGCGTAAGAGAGGTCTGTTAAGACCTGGCGCTGCTGGACATCCAACCCAAGTTGAAGGTTATACCGTAGTTGGCTTTGACCCTGCTATGGGTGCTGGGCACGCTGCTTTCGTGGCTATGACTTATAACAGGATGGATGGAAAGATTTATATACTGGACTGCCATAATATGTCAGAGCCAAACCCACAGAAGATTAGGCAGGCAATAGAAGACTTTGTCCAGAAATACAAACCGCAAGAACTCAGAGTTGAAATCAACGCCCACCAAAAAGCCTACGCCCTCGATACAGATTTACAGCAATGGCTGGCAACTTATGGCGTTCGCCTCAATGCTCACTTCACTGGAAAAAACAAATGGGACACAAACTTTGGTGTCGCATCTATGTCAACGCTCTTCGGAACTGTCGCCAATGGTAAACACCAAAAGAACAATATTATCGAACTCCCTTCTACTGAAGGTTCTGAGGGACTTAAGGCTTTAGTACAACAACTACTTACTTGGAAGCCTGAGACTAAAGGTAAGACTGACTGCGTGATGGCTATGTGGTTTGGTGTTCTTAGATGTCGTGAGTTTATGCAACAGAACTCTGTAGTCCAAAAGTATGCCCATAATCGTTGGGCTACAAGAGCGCAGTCACAAAAACGTTATAGTGTAAATCTTGATGAGATAATTGCTGAGCAATGGCAACAAACTTATGGATAGGAATTAATGGCTAAGGTTATAAAGTCAGTTAAATATTGGATTGACTCTAGAGAGGGTGCTGGTTCGCCTATTAATAAGGACGTCAAAGAAGTCATTAAGGAGTTACCTAAGGCTCCTGGTGGAAATACTCCTCAGCAACGACCATTAGTTCCTGGTGGCATTCAAGGCGGACCACCTTTAGTTACTTCTTCTATTCCAGGTGCTATTCCTGCAAACCCTACTGGTGAAGTATTTACAAAGAGCGACCCTGCTCGTGATTTATTTAAGTTTTACAAAACTGGTGTGGATAGACCTTTGGATATGCCAGCAGAACCAATTGATTTAGAAACAATTGAAGAAAAAAAAGTAAAACCTACTGGCGCAAAAGGTTCTAAAAAAACTCAAGAACGTTTAGAAATTGCAAAAGGCGTTCGTGGTGGAACCATTGGCGGTATGACTAGAGCACCTGGTTCTAAGCCATCATTAGCAAAATCTTTGCCGATGGCTATTGAAATTGCAATGGAACGTGCTAGAAGAAGAACAGAGTTAGAAACAATTCAAGAATCTTTAAGGGATGCATTAATTGTTGAACGTGGAGAAAAAACCACTACTTATGTAAGTGACCCTAATTCACCTAAAGCAGGTGTAGTAACTAGAGATGAACAAAAAATTATTGACCGTGCTGCCCAAGCAGCAAGAGATGCTTTACTAGATAGAGATGCTGCTATTAGAGAAGCGGTAATGCTGCGTGACGTTACTACTGGAGAAGTAAATCCTTTAGCGCAGTCAGTAACACAAAGTGAAGCAGACCGCCGTGCACTTGAAGGAATGAAAAAATTTGAAAAAGATATAGTTAAAGTTAAAGGCGGAAACTTTGGTAAAGGTACTCCTACAGGAGATGCCAAAGATATTGCGATGCGTAAAGTTGCAAACGCTGCAATAGTTGAATTAGTGGACATTGAAGCCCAAAAACAAATTACAAGTGCTACGCCTGGTACAATTGGAAAATCTTCAAGTGAAACAAGTTTATTACAATTAGGTCCTGCTAGCGGCAATTTATCGGGCAAAACAATTATGCTTGCTAGAAATGGTAAGTTATCTGGTAAACCATTACGCCCTGAAACAATTTCTCAAATAACCCAAGCAGCACAGGCTGGTGCAAAATTTATTGTAGGAGATATGCCTGGTGTTGATTCAGAGTTTATTAAGTTATTAAACAAACTAAATGCACCTTATAAAATTTATCATACTGGTGATAAACCAAGAATACAAAAAGTATATGACGCGCCTAAACTACCTATAGTTGGTGGCAAAGGAATGGCTGCATTTGGTGCTGTAGGTTTAGTATTAGATGCTGCTTTACTATGGAGACAATTAATACAAGAAGCAGAAATACAACGACAACAAATACAATCTGAAACTATGAACTAAGGATGGCAATGTTATCAATTGAACAAATTTCAGCACGTGTTGAAAATTTACGTCAACGTGCTGCAGAGCGCGATTCGCGCCAACAAGATGTTCTTGCTGTCCGTAAGGGACAGATTGCAACTGTATATCCAGATTTCTTTCCTGAAGGTGTAGATGCCAATGTCGTTGCAAATTTTATTGATATTGTTGCGCGAGAC